TTTGTTAGTACAACTGTTTGCCACTTAGCATTAGTCAGACCTGTTACAATAGTTGCACCAACTACTGCACGCGTAGAAACATCATACATGCCTGTAGAAGACCAGGCAAACAGCTTTTGACTACCTGTAAGGTTATACCAACCAGCGAGTGTCTCAACTGTAGATGGTAAACCCGTAGCCCATTCAACATATCCCTTACGAACTGAGCATCCGTAGGACTGTGCCCACCAGTTCTGCAATATAATAGCATCCGTTGGGGGCATTGCCGCCAACGAATCATAGGCATTCAAGCCCCCAACTGGAGCGGGGACGGTTTCCGGCTTAAAGCTGTTAGCAACTGGTTGTGCTAAGAACATTATGTACTCCAGGAACCATCTGGAATAGACCAAGCACCAAGATATGGTGTTTGAAACTGTGGGGCTAGGCTAAGCTTTTCTGCGCCTGTATCTTTACCAGTCAAAGCTTCAAATATACGCATAAAGTCTGCACGAACGCCCGATGTCTCGAAACCTTTCAGTTCATAGAACTTAAGTTTGACATACTTAACCATTAACCAAGGATCGTATAGTACAACATCTGTATCAAGTGTGACTAACGACTTAGCTGGTACAGTTGGGGTAGCTGCAAGCGCAATCCACCAACTGGAGATATACTCCATGTAGAAGCTTTGAGTTGTTCCTACCGGCGGAATGGGGAACACCTTGAACTTGTCTTGCTGAATGCGGTAACGCATGCGCGGCAAGGTAGCTACAAAGGAGTTCTTAAGCCAAGCCCATTCTTGGGCTGACTTCGGACCTAGTAAAGGCCAGTGATTAGTGGTATCCCACTGAGTTTGATCACGAAAGTAGGAGAGGTCTGTAGGAAGTACATAGTCTTCCTGAGCTGCTACTAGTGTAATATCAAACCGTTTCGCAAACTGCTCCCAAGGATAATATTTGAGGAGTTCGTTGCCTGCCGATTGTAGCATCGACAGTAGTTGAACTGACTGGACATCCGATAAACCAACTACTGAAGCAGGCTGCGTAAGCCCTAGTTCACCAGCTACTTGGTTTAGTATCTGTAGGGGTGTCCAGTAGCTCATAGTTTACGCCTTAATTGACCTCGTTTCAAGCTGTTCAAGACGTTCCTTCATAGCAGAGATAAGCTCATTTTGCTGTTGCAACTGCTCATCACGCTTTTGAAGCTCTGCATTGAGCTTGAGGAGGGGGGCCGAATCTTTCGCTGCGTCCAGATAAGCTTGTGCGCGCTGCTTGATTTGATGATGACCCATGAATCGTTGGGACACTGAGTCTGGCATACCCACCAATTGTTCAATGGTATGACAGTTCAATGCTTTGAACTCAGCTACTGCTGACATAGACATCCACGGCAGCATATTCAAAGGGGTGCCGCTGCCATCACCTTGCTCACGACCAGCTTTGTATCGTGCCCATTGCTGAGGAAATCGTTGTTGGTACTGCTCTGTGGCATCCCCAACAAATGAATCTCGCTGTCCTGGCGAAATAATCTTGACTACATCGATCTCATCAAAAATCGGACGACCTTGTTCAGTGGACTTATTTTCATTCTTTTGCACGTCCCTGTAAAAGATAACCAGAAGCTTCTTGTCAGCTTCATTTTGCTGGCCATCATCAAAGTTCATTGCAAAATCGAGAGTTTCGGTGGACATGGGTATGTTCCTAGTGGTTGAAGGGTGGGGGCGGCGGTTGGTGCCTCAGTAGAGGCCCGCCATCAATCCGCGGTTCGCCCCCAATTAGTTACAGTGTCGCGCCAACCGTGGGGTAGGCGAAGCGCACGTCAGGTGCCGTAGCTTCTGCACCACCAACAACCGTCTTAAGGACGACGCCGTTGATAGCACGCGAAGCAGCAGTACCGTCATCATCCAAAGCACCGTTCGTTGCCGTGGTGTTCAGACGAGTACCGATCGCAGCTGAAGCCAAGCAACGCAATGCGCCCTTGCCCCAGATCTGGAACCAGCCGTAGTTATTGATGGCAATGGCGTTCATAGCCACACCAACTCGCGAACCATGACCGCCCAGCTGACCTGCCGCCGTGTTTGTCGTCGTGATCATGCTGAAGTTGGCATTCAGAATACCTTCAACGCAGCAATAACCAACAGCCGTGACTGCAGCTGTTGCCATGCCATAGATGTACTCCTTGTAGCCATCAGCCGGATCGTCATAACCACCGACGGTGCCCGGTTTGAAGTCAGGCACCGTCGCCACTGCATTAATCTGAGTGGGGTTGATACCAATGATTGCTTGTCCCATGGATTTCTCCTAGATGAATGGGTTGTTGATCAGGTGTTGTCCATGCGACCCTGGAACTGGAGGCCTGACGAGGTCAGGTTACCAGCCCAAGCCAGGATTTGTGTCGAAGCATCTTGGTTGACGCTATAACGTTGACCTGGCGACAAGGGGACCATGTTCCGACTTGCATGGGGACGATAGAACATGTACTTCGTGTTGAGGAAGTACGCGCTTGCAGAAGGCACGCCAACAGGGGCCGTACCAGCAGCGCCGGTAGAGGTCCAGTTGATTTGCATACCACCATCCAAGACCACGTCTGCGTCCATGTACTTCAGAGACACGAAGCCCAGCTTAGCCGTCTCAGTACCAGCGAAACGCTGGATGCTTTGCAGCGAAGCCATGTAGAACGACCAGAACGTGTTATCCACCAAGATCAGATCGGGGCGATCTTGACCACGAACCAGACTAGACCACATGCGGTTCATGTAGTTCTGGACGTTGGTGGCTGAAACCACTGCACCACCAGTGGTATTCATGCGGAAGTACTGATTACGCCAGAACAGCCACGTGCCACGATCGATACCACCTATAGTACCGGTGGTAATCGTAGCGACTTGCTTCAGCAAACCGTCGATTTGCTTACCACCAGCTCCAGTACCATCACTGTACAAGCCTGCAGCAATCAAGTTAGCCATGGAAGATTCTGCGACTTCCATACGCGAATCGAGCAGGTCGATAATGCGTTGCTTACCAGCATTCTGGAGTTGTTCCAGACCGCTAATCGTGACAGGGCACGCAGCTTGCTTGATGGTGTACTCAGCCGAGCTGATAACATCTTGCGCGGCAATCGGAAGGGTCTCATACCCAGAGTACCAACCTGCATTACCATTGGAACTGAATGACAGCTCCTGCATGATGGTGTTACCACCATCAAACGTCTTGATGTTACCACGTTGCTTCAGCTTCGTTAGCAGAGCATTGTTGGAGGTAACGTTATCTGCGATTTGACCAGTACGAGACTGAATCGTAGTAGCGATGATGTCGCTAATTGCACTATTTGCGAATGCCATTTCGGCTCCTATTGAGGTTTGGGGTCAATCTTGACTTTAGGAGGCTTTACAATACGTCCTAGAGTCTTAATCCGGTCTGCTGGATCACCGCCTGCAGACTTTGGGCCTACAGTTACTGGATCTGGCAACTCCTGACCTTCCAACCGCGGAAAGCGACCAATTCCAAGGATTCGACGTGAGAAACTTGAGAGTCCCATCATCTTCCTTCAAATTGATCAAACGCAGCTGCAATAGTGGCACGCCGATCATTGACAGATGGTGTTCCAGCTGTATTACCACTTGGCGCCCCACCTACTGACACAGAAGCTTGCAATGCACGCTGTGCTTTACCGTTATGTAAAGCTGCTTGAGTTGCTTGGGCTTGCGCTTGTGTCTTGGTAAGAAGCTCTTGGCTTAAAGCCGAATCCATCGCAATAGCACGATTATACACTGCTTCAATCGTAATGTGTTGCCCGCGCTTTGCCATAAGTTCAACAATATCGGCCATAGAATCCCGAACCGCTTCAAAATGCGGATATCTAGGGTCTTGGGACATGCTTTCAACAGTATCGGAGAGTCGTTGGGCTTCTTCTTGCCTACGTTGCTGTTCCGCACGCTGCTGCTGTGACAGAAATTCTTGAATAGGCGCAAGTCTTTGGGCTAGAAGTTGCTCTACACGGGTATCGACAGGATCATTCATTGGTTTACCAACCAATGCATTATCCAATTCTTGGATATCAATACCATAATCACTAATCAACTTAGCCATATACTGCGCACGCTGCGCTTTTGGTGCAGTTGAGAGGATATGGTCTGACTTGAACAGTTCTTGTACAGCAGTTAGCGGATCAGTATTCAACGACTGAATACGCGCTAGATATGGTTGAATAGTTTGAGACAACTTAGCAGAAATCTGCCTTGCTTGAGCTGTATCATTCAAAACTTGTGTAGTTTCGCGGTCACGACGCAATACTTCTTGCTGAATATCTACATCGAGCTTGTCCCACTTAGCTTTTTGTGCGGGTTTCCAAGACTGTGGCGCTTGCAAAACTGTTTTTGCAGGTTCTTCAGAGGATTGTAACGATTTGCTTCCCGGGGCGTCATCCGGGGCCTCCGTTTTCGAAGTGCTATCAGCACTAAGCTCTTCAGTTTTTGGCTCCTCCGGGGCTCCTTTAAGCTCCTCCGGGGCTCCTTTAAGCTCAGTCGTTTCGGCCACTTCAGCCGCGTCAAAAGCTGCTTCTAAAGCAGCGCGACGATCATCTACTACAACTTCTTGAGATTCAGTAGTCATGGCAGTTACCTTACATAACGGTTGACTTGGTTAATGATTTGCTGCTTTCTATCTGCAGCATCTGCACGCTTTTCTTGAGTAGATCTAGTATCGCTGTTTGATTGCAAATATGGGAGTCCTTTAAGGTCAGCAACAGGAACTACGTCATGACGTTTGTTATGTTCGCGCAAACCAGCACGACCACTATACAATTTACCATCTAATGGGGAGACGAAATCAGGCAAGTCATTAAGGATTGTGTAACCCTTATGTGGAGTCTCTGGAGCACGGTACTCCGATTTGAGACATGGGGGACTACCGTCATTTGGGTAGACCCAAACTTGCTTTACTGCCATGCTTACTCTCCTTGTACACCCAACCGTTACGTATTTTACAAATACAAGACCCAGATACTCCAAGTTTATCAGCAAGAGCATTACTGCCCTCTAAACTACGGCGTATTTCTTGTATTTGTTGAAGATTGAATTTGCGTTTTTTGGACACGTTGTGTCTCCAACTTGAGTTCAGCCATAGCAGTAGCATTTACAAGCTTCAATTTGCCCATTTCGCGCTCAAACATCATTTGCATTTGTAGTTCTTGTTGTTCAAGCTTAATCCGTTGTTGTTCTGCAGCCATCTCCATCTGAAGCTTCTGTTGCTCCATCTGCATTTCCATTTGGGCTTTCTGCATCTCCATTTGGGCCTTAGCTTGATCCATCTGAGCTTTAGCTTGATCTGCTTGCTGTTTCATTTGGAATTCTTGTTGCTGCATCGCCTGCTCAGCTTTAGCCTTCTCGGCTTCTGGATCAGGTTTCTGTTCTTGTGGGTTCTTAATAAGCCCATCTAAGGCCTTATCAAGCATACCCTCAATATCTCGAGCTCCGCGGAAGCCCGCAACAGTCCATTTAACGAGTCCAACAAGTATTGGAGCTGCTTCAGGCGTTGCTTGGAGTATTGGTGGGAGTTGCTGCATAAAACCACTAAACGCAGTCATAAAGTCTATGCGGTCCTGCTTTTCCATAGCATAGTCAGCTTGGGACATAGTATCAGCATTGACTTGAATACGCCATTCGAAGTCTGCCTCACTAGACAATAACTGCATGGCTGGGCCGATGTACTCATCGTTGCCTGTAACCATGATATTAGACTTCTTAATAAGCATTTCAGGGTCAAAATGCTTGACCATTATCTCTGCTTTGATGCGCATGATCTCCGATGCAAAGCGCGCAACCTCATCTTGCAGCTTCTTGATACGGACGGATGCAAACTGGGCCTTAATTTGTTGTGCCCCAAGCGTCTCAGAAGCCTTAGAGGCACCCCGTACAATGTCAGCAATTCCAGTAAGCTCATATATCTGACCTTTTATGACCTCACGCGCACCATTGAGCTCCCTAATGGCTGTAACTACTGTTTCGAGGGGGAGCCAGTCAATTTGACCTTTGAGACCACCCTTTTCTGCAAACAAAGCCCAGTTATCTGCAGGAATTAGGTCATTATCGAACCCTTCCTTGAGCATACGGGGGATGGCAGGTTGTCCTTTGTCATAAACACCAACAACCTTACATGCTTGAATAAGCATAGAAATGCGGTTGTTAATAGTGTCTAGTTCTACGTACTGATCCTGGATCATGTAGTAGTCTGGACGTGGGGTTGTATTACTGGTCGAAGTATTCGCCAGCATAGGCTTCGGACAAGGATCGAAGCCTTTAAGTCCAAGCGGGTCAGGACGCTCATCAAGCAGTGCCGTCATACCCTTCGAATACCAGATAACTTTACGAGTTGTGCGATCCCAAATCTCGTAAACTACCGCTTTCTTCAAAATATCTTCTTTGGGCGTAGAACCTTGTTCTGCGTACTTCATACCACCACTAGCTAAGAAGTTAAGCGGACAAGCTTCACCCTTTTCTTTTCCAAAACGCTCAATAAGCTCTTCTCGGGTCATATAGGCCTTACGACCTACCCAACGGCGCTCTTCCCAAACACGACATGGGGACCACAAGAAGTCTTGCCAAAAGATATAGTCGACACAGATACGCTGGTCTGTGATCTTCTGCGGAGTTAGTTCTTCTAAGTCATCTGCTCCATAAGTATCATTGCCAGGGGTGGGCGGGACGCTGATTTCTTCGGTATCTGTTTCAAGACGTAACCAAGCTGCTGCAAGACCAGGTACAAGCCTATCTTGAACCGCATTACGCATACAGGCGTCGAAGTTATCAGTAGGGTCATCAAGGTCTTGAGTAATCGCACGCTCAATAATTAGAGCCGCAACACGACCTATTTCATCATTATAGTCAGTATACTTACGCGAAACTGCTGGTTTAGGCAACTGGGCATAAATAGCTGACTGTAGGATGTTCGTATTGGCATAAAAGATATTAAACCACTTAGACGGAGCCGTCATAGTGTCCCGCTCGTCCAAAAAGCGCTTTGTAACTATATTTGCGCGCTTATAGAACTTCTCGAGTTCTTTTTCTGCAGCAATGATTTCCCCGGCCCACAGTTCTTGTGGGTCTAACTCTGAAGGGGTTGTGATTGTAGCAATTTCGTTAGGCATTATTTATCCAATACGCCGAGTGGGACGCTTCAGTTCATTATCTTCGAACATTGTTTGAAGATTATAGCCCGATGCGGTAAGTAAATCTACAGTACTAACACGTTTTGAAGGCAATATAGACGCGGTACCAGTAAATCCTAGCACACCGCAAGCCATTGCTACATATCTGAGACAATCACAGTAATCAGACGCCCAATCATGCAGTGGAATATCTGAAAACATCAACTTATTATCATCCCACTCACGCCTGTAGGTCTTTATTGCCTCTAAAAGGTCTCCAGTAGCCTTGGTATCGATGCTAATAAGTGGAAAAAGTCGCCGAACGGCGGCGATACCGTCTCGGACCTTGTGTATCGGCACTATTCTAGGTGTAAGTCCCTCTTTTAGGAACTGTTCTACAATAGATTTCCCAGTTTGAAGGTTCTTTGCACGCGCATCTGGTGGGAGAAACACATCACCCAACTCTCCTTCAAACTGATTTATCTTTTCGATGTGGTGAAAGATGTCTACGCCAGTAGTTACTTCACAAGCTACGAGCCTAATGGTGTTATCTGTACCTATTTGAAACCAGATGCAAACAGTTGCGTCAGTAAATCCCAAATCAAAGGCACAATGAGTGGGGAGGTTAACATCAAAAAGTCCGCCATCCACAACCCTATTGTCATAAAATAGTTGATTGACCTCATTTGCGTATATCGCCCCTTTTAGAGCAGAATCAAAAGAACATTCGTACTCCTGCGCATACTCCTCTGGGTCCATGTCCCTTCGCAGCGATTCTAACTCCTCAACTGGTATTATCCCGCTGCGGCTTGCTTTTAATTCCAGGTGGAACCATTCACTAGGGTTCTTCTTTGCTTGTTGTACGACGTCATAGAAGAGGTTTTTACCTCGAGGAGTTGATACAAAGACACTCCATCCATGCCTATCTGATAGTGCGGGGCGGATAACCTGCGAGAAGACACTTGGCTTGAAAAGAGCATACTCATCATTGACGGTCCCATCAAGATACATACCCCGCAAGCTATCGGCGTTATCCGCGCCCAATACGTAGATTGTAGCATCATTTTTGAGGGTTACCTTGAGTTCTGCTTCCTGAGGAGGCTTTCCGAGGTAAGGCTCTGCAAAGTCTTTGAGATATGTCCATGCAACACGTTTAGCCTGACTGTAGGTAGGACCGACGTAAGCAAGCTGGGGTTTGTGCAAACGGCATTCAAGACCTCCGAATATGAGGTCGTTAACGAGTGCAACTGTTTTACCAGCTCTTCGATGCGTGTTGACTGCGGCCCAACGCTGCTTTCTGTTGTGCAAAGGTAGAAAGGCTTCTCTTGGGACATACTTAAGAGCCATCTTTGCTTACAGAAGGTAGTATGTCTTGAACATCAGAATCGATGGTGCCTTCTTTATACGCCAGACGCTCTTTAGTCAACCATGGGATGTCAATGATGATTTTCTCGCCCGTGATTGGGGAGGCGGAGGCCGGGAGGAGCTTTGAGATTGCTTGGACAAACACTCGTGCATTCGCGTCAGAGCTGGATGCGAACTCGACGAGCCAGGAACTACCACCCAAGTGATCAAACGCTTCGCGAAAGATCTCACGTAGTTGACGGTTGACAGCAACAGGACCCGCATCTGAGTTAAGCGGCGAGTTTGACATCCGTTGTAAGGGCGGTGGGCGGGGAATCAGGCTCATGGCTATATTGTATACGCGCGCGCGAAGCTTGTGTTTACTATGGGCCAAATATATTTCAGTAGTATATTGGTAAGACGGATTTTGAAATAGTATACTGGTATGACGGATTTTGAAATAGTTCGTGGTGCTGCCTACACAGCACCTCGCCAGGCCCCCACGCCCGATTTTCCCGGGCGGAGCCCAAATTGTAACGAAACAGTTACACCTTTAATAAGTTAGTACTAACTAACTTATTAAGTAAGTAAGTACTAACTTACTTACTAAGTTAGTTAGTACTTACTTACTTACCAAATCAACTAAAGGTGTAACAAGATGTAACAACCACAAAAGGTGTAACAAGATGTAACTAAACTGTTGCACTCTGTTACCCGTTACAACTAATACAGTCGGGTATATTTGTGTTATAATCTTTTTAATGAATGAAGAAAAGAACTTCATTCATTATTAAAGAGAAAGTTACAAAGAGTTACAAAAAAAGAGTTTACAAAAGATAAAAACTAATGTATAATCTCTTTAATCCTTGAGAATGTCTCTTAAGGATAATCTGAAAACTGAGGTTAATATGGCTAAGTACAAAGTCCAAGGTATTGGGAAGTTCGTCAAGAATTTGATCACGACAACCAAGCTCTCCAACAAGGA